TTTTAGATTTAGTTAAATCTGTATGCTTTAAACCTAAACCACCAGTGCCTCCATTTGTAAGGTTACATAAAGTTCCTTTAAATAAATCTTTTCTTCCGTATAATTCAATAAATTCTATTTCTTTACTTTCCGCATCTTCTCTTGATAAATTGCTAAATAATATTTGAGATTTCCATTCTGTCAAATTTGTTATATGCCTCCAATATTTATTTCTTGAAAATTTACTAAAAGGTCTATTTTTATCAGAGCCAATTCCAATATAAAATACTTCATTAGTGTCTAATCTAATATGCCTATAAACTAAATAATTCATATTATTCACCTCTTATTTCTTTTAGCTTTCTCTGAGCCCACTCTATTCCTGCATCTCCTCCCCAACTTAGCCACATTAAACGTCCGCATCCATCACCAAGTTCTCTTTGTGAGTTTTCTTTGTGACGTGCAAAACTTGCCATTCTTGAAATAGTTTCTTCGCTTATATTTTCTCCGTTTGCTAACTGATTTGCTCGGGCTTTTCCTACTGGTGTTCCACAATCTCCCCACCCGTTTTCCTCAGCGTATCTTAAAGCTATTTTTGCGTTCTCGCTTGCTTGTTTAGGATAGTCGTTATAGGTTTCTAATTTAGTGTCAAGTATTTCTTTAAGAAAAGCTATTGTTTCTTCTCGTTCGTTTTTTTCTTGACTCATTTCGTATCTATCCGCAAAATATCCCTCTATTGAAAAACCTTTTACTTTTCCGTCTTTTACGTCTTTCCAAACATCCTCGTTATTTACCTTCATTGAAATCATCCAAGTTCCTTTCGGTAAATTAAACCCGTACTTTACAGATTTATCGTGAACCTCATCTTCTATTAACCAACTTTCAACTACACTCATTCCTTTTAACTTTTGGTTATGTTCGTAGGTAGCGTTGTTTTGATTAGAACGCATTAAGAATAATTCAGAAGCCTTTTTAACAGTATCTTCGCTGAAATATATGTAATAAGCCTTTCCGTCTTTATCTGCTCTTAAAATTTGTTTGTTAGGAACTAAAGCAGCACCCATTAAGATTTTCTTTTCTGCGTCTACTTCTTTAAGTTCTATTTCGTGTTTTGCAAGGGCTATAAAGTTTTCTTCGATAGCAGGTGAATGAACTACCGAAACTGCGTGGATGCCTGTTTGTAAATCGTTTTCGTCAATGATTAATTCGATTATTTTCTTATCCATAATTTTTAAACGTTATAAAGTTGCATTTTGTAACCTATTTCTTTCAAGGCTTAATCCGTTTGCGACATCACCACTTACTACATAAGCCCTTGTAGGTTGTTGTTGAATTTGTGCTAATTGATTTACCCCCGAACTTCCGATAACATTAAAGTTAGGTGCAACCATACCGCCACCACCACCACCGCCACCTGCTGGAGCAGAACCACCACCCGAAGAACCACCGCCCTCGAATTTTTGCGATGCAATTTTAGCAACGTTTACTAAACCTGCTGCAACCGCCAAACCTGCAGCAATACCACCTCGAACGGGTGACGTTGGTTCGGGCGGAACAAATTGAGAAGCGTAAGCAGCCGTAGCACTTTGATAAGTCGAAATTAAAGCCATAGCAATTTGAGCCGCTTTATTAACTTGAAAAGCCCTTCTTGCCGATTTTTCGTTTTTCTTACCAAATAATTCAGTAAGACTTGAAATAGTTTCTAAACCTGATTGAACGGCTTTAACTTTAAATGAGTTTGCGTTTTCGTCTATTTTTTGAGCCTTAACTGCTTGTGCTTCTAAAACTTGTTGTTTTTGTTCTGCTGCTAAACGTTCGGCTTCTACTTCGGCATTTAAACTTCCTTTTAATGTTTCTAATTTTGTGTCTCTTAAAACTTTTAAAGTGTCTAATTTCTTAGTTTCTAAATGTATTTGTTCTTTGTTGTCATCAGCAATAGCTTGTCTTACTTTTTCTGCGTTATCTTGTTCTGCAAGTAGTAATTGATTCCCTTTTAATTTTTCTAATTTTAAACGCTCCGCCAATAATTCTTCTAACCTTTTTTTGTCGGTTTGGTCTTTTCTTATTTCAAGTTCTATTAACGCATCGAGTTCGGATTTTTTAGTATTAACTGCTGTTTCTGCTGCGCCCTTATCCATTTCTTTAATGGAAAGTTGGAATCCTGCTTTTTGGTTTTCTAAGTCTTTTAATTCTTTTTCAAGTCCCTTTCGTGTTTTTTCTCCTTCGGCTTTTACTTCTTCTGCATTGAATATTGAACCTGCAATAAACCCACTAAATTGGCTTTGCATATCATCCAAAGTTTTGCTTAAATCAAAACTAACTAACTTACCTAAACCTAAGGCCTCAGAAACTTTGTTAGCCCCTTTAATAGCCATATCAATAGGCATTAACATTAACTTAGGTAGGAATAACGCAGCATCTAAAGTAAAGTCAACTATCTTTTTTGTTAGGTTGTAATTTTTAATTGCTGCGTCTTCTTCTGCCTTACTTGTTTTAATTACATTTTGTAGTTCGATTTTTCCTAACTCAATAGCTGAATTTACCTTGGCTATTTTTAAATTTAAAATTTCACGTTCGCTTTTACCTTGCAACTTTAAAATATTGTCTTGAGCGTCTAATGTCGATAATTGCTCCTTTGAAGTTTCAAAGTTTTTATGACTTTCTTCGTTTAACTTTTGTTGTTCTGCTGTTACACCACTTACAGCCGCTTTAATATCATCCCAATAAGCAACAATAGTTCCTAACGCAACTAAAAATAAACCGATACCAGTTGCTGCTAAACCCGTTCTAATTCCTTTTAATGCGTCAAGTGCTACCGTTCCTAATTGTTTAAAAGAATCTTTAGCTTCCATTAAGCCTTGCAAACCTTGCGAAAGTGCCATAACAGATTGAAGCCTAACCATTGTTTCTTGAAGTGATTTACTTTCTACCCCAACTAAACCTAATGCACCTTCAAACGCTTGAAATCCGTCTAATACACCGCCTACTGATTTACTTAACGCATTAAATTTAGCATCAGGGTTAAAAGAGTCTACTAAGTCTTTTGAAAATCCTATTTGGTCTTTTAATTCTGCTGCAGATTTTGCCGCATTAATAGCTTGCTGAGAAGTTTCTCCGTATTGAGCAGAAACCTTTTGAAGTTCTGCTACCGCTTCTTTATATTGAGCCTTTAAACTTTTGCTATTGTCTTGAATTTCTAATTCAATTACCCTTTTTTCTGCCATTGTGTTTTACTTTAAATTCCCTATACGCTTGTTTCCAAATTTCTCGAACGCTGTTTTTTACTTCGTGTTTTCCTTTAGCTATTTCGATGTTATCTGAAACACCTACGAAATCACTAATTTTTAACATATCAATTATTGCTTTTATCATTATGCTGATTGTATTACTGTTAATGTTTGAGTCGTTCCATTTACATAAGTAACCGTTACTATCCATTGCCTATCTAAGCCCGTTGTATTTACTGGAGCAACTAACGTTACTTGTTTTGTTTCTACGTTACCAACTGCCCAAGTTTGATTAGGTACGATAATACCTATCGTTGGTGGGTCACTTGTTATTACTGCGCTTTGGTTACCTTCTCTATACGGAACTCGTAAACTAATAAAATTAATTCCGTTGTCTACTAAATCAACGTTGCCTAAACTAATATCTCTAAAGTCATTGTAAAGGCTTAATGTAGCTTCTCCGCTTGTTAACTCTAATTTTATGTCATTTATAATATAACGCTTGTCACGAATTATTAACCTATCGTTTAATTGAAGATTTGTAACAATGCTTAAAGGTAACATCGCTTTAATCGTTGTCAATCTTTGTTTTAGGTTATATAAATTTGATAGATAATTAAAATAATAAGTAGCAAATAATCCGTTTTGTTCCGTGTTTTTGGTAATTATTGAATTATCAGCACCAAAGTTTAACGAGAAGTTGTTACCGCCTGTCACTACGTCTTGACCGAACAAAGTATAATTAGTTATATTTACGTTTGTTGTTCCGTTGTAAAACTTAATAGGAACTGGAATCGTTCCCGTGTTTCCGTACAAATAAAGCAAAGTTGGTTTAGGTATATAACTTTGATAGTTTTGATTTAAGAAATAACCTAAAATAGCCGTGTTAGTTGTTACAGTTCCTACAGCTTCTACAAACAATAAATTTTCAAACGGGCTTTCTATCTTATAATCTCCGCCATCGTAACTATAAACGTTATCCGTATCTCCATACTCTGAGTTAGAAATAGCAAAGTAATTTCTATTTGCGAATGATTCGCTTTTTTGGTACCTAAAATTAATGTTTCTAAACAAAGGAACCCTGCTTATATCTGCCGTTT